GGTTAGCGTCATACCTCTGGCGAGGCCGGCTGTCGGAGCGGTCGTCGGGATGCCGCCAGCGGGGTCGCTCAGAACAGCATCGGCACCACCGGTACCACGTTGCGTACCGTGGATAGCCCAGGTACAGGCGCCAGCCATCAGGGGGCCGACTCTATTAGCTGGATCAGGGTCATCCACTTCGGCGGTAGCGGCATTGCGGGAAACAACCGCAGCCTCTTCATCCAGGCGTAGCTCCTCGCCCGCGTCCATCAGCTGACTGAGAAACTCGTCGTCGTCGTAGGTCAGCTGAACGTCCCGGCCACGCTGGGAGGTTCTGATCACCTTACCCATCTGCTGGCAATAGTTGCCGTACCGCAGTCCATGTGCCGAATTATCCACAGTCGCCAGGCTCTGGTTCTCGTACAACCTATTGGTGCTGCTCGGTGTCGCCAATACCTTGTCGGTGAACTCCTTTTTGATGTTATGGGCAGTTCCACTGCTTATACTATCGATCATCGGGAGATCAACAGGCGAAATGTTGAAAAGACGAGGAATAATATCCTCGGAAATGAGGCCGCCGGACTTAACGGCGGCGAGATCTAGTGCTCTGGCCATTGTTACTTACCTTTGAAGGGATGCTCCTACAATGGCACGCGCTGCCGCCAGCTTGTCGCTTGCCCTGCCGGTTTGACGGGCACGGGCGGTAAGCTGATCGGTTTGTTTATCGGAGATAGTCTTGCGTCCAGGGCCTCCTCCAGGGCGCATCACCGGCTTAGGCGCGGCTCTCACCTTGCCTTTCGCCGTCGATACCTGTTTGAGGTGCTGGCGGTACAGCCAGGCGTCGCGAGCAACAGCCCTAGGGGCCGCTGCAACAATGGATTGAAGCTGTTGAGGCGTAAATCCCATCGAGATTAGATACTCGCTAATCTGTGGTTCCTCTTCGCGAAACACTTTTGCGCTCTGCCACTCGGGCACCATCTGGACGAGCCGCTGATTCTCAGCAGCGACCATCTGTTGGTGGCTTTGCGCCTGGACTTGCTCATGGTTTTGCGTTGCCGTCTTTAGCTCAGCTTCGGCAGCACCATAAGCGGCGGAAAACTTCTGCCTCAGATTGGCTGCCTGGCCTGGATTTTCGGCATCAAGCTTTTCCCACGGCTGGGAGTTGTACTGCGCTTCGATACCGACCAGCGAACGCTGGGCTTTGTTGACTTCCTCCGATACCCCGGCGAACCCCTGCGTGAGCTGCTGTTGCTGTGCGTACAGTTGCTCGTATCGGGCCTGCAAATCGGCGCGTGCCGTGTTTATCTCAGCTTCGGATTCTGCAACAGCGTCATAATTCTGTTTGATATCGCCCAGGCTCCGGGTCTCCCCTTGATTACCAATAGGCACCATCAGCGAATCATATAATTCTGTTACTTCCCACCCTATGGCGTCCGCTAGCTCGGTTGGCTTGTACTTCAGGGCTTTATCGCCCGTCTCGCCACCTTTACCAGTTTCTGCCGCTGAGATTTCAGCCGTTGAATCAGTAACGCCTTCGCGGCTCTCGCCAGCGTCATTATCGGGCTGTGCCATCGCCTCGCCTAAGCCTTGGCTCTCGCCGCTTTCGGTTTGCGAATCGTCCAGCGTCTCCGCTGGAATAGTGGCAGGATCACGCGGAGGGGCGCCCATGGCGTCGAGCTGCGCGTGGAGCTGCTCAGAAAGTGCTGCGTTTGGCATTGCTCATACCCCAGTTGTCTATTTCCCCGCTCTCGCGGGAGTTGCGCCTACCCTGTTGGGGGCTGGCTTGTTGATCGAGACGGAAGCCATTTGCTTTTCCATCTCGAACGTTAATTCGTTCAGTGATTTCAGGCTGTACGCCAAATATTCTAGCCCGGTCTCGTCAGCCGGGTGCACACGCTCGAACGCACTATAAATCCGCGCGCGGATCGCCGAGACAGCGCTTTTCCAGACCTGGCTTTCAACGATCTGTTCTGCTGTAATCATTGCGCCCCTCGGAGGGCGACGACGGAACCTGTAACTGCCTGGAGTCTGTCGATTTCCGCCTGGCTTTCGTCGGCATCGGCCTTTTGCTCCAGTTCGGCCAGGTTGACCTTCTCGCCAAACATGCTTAGGAGATTCTCCATTTCGGCGCGCTGGTTGCGTCCCTCTTCCTGGAGCTCGGCAATCGCCTGGCGGTTGTCGGCCTTGAGCTGCTCGACGCCAAGCAGGAGATTATGCTGGAATTGCATTTGCTCCTGCTGCTGTTGCTGAGCCATCGCTTGCTGTTGCTGAGCGGCTTCCGCCTGTTGCTGCTGGGCTTGCTGTGAGGCGTCAGATTTCGGATTCAAAAAATACTGCTGTGGATTAGGCAGCCCGGCGAGCTGGGCAAGATCCACACGGGCTTGGTAAGCGCTGTCGAGATCAAACAAGATCCCGTTGAGCCCCTTTTCTGCGTCTGCGTCTTGCTGCTGGATCACAGAGTTAAGCGCTCCTGCTCGACGCCCACGCTCTCCAACGCTCATCCCCGTCGCAAGTTCCAAGTCTTCACGCATCGGCCAATCGGCAGCCCTCGTCTCCGACCACCCGGTGCTGCCGGGTAGCGTGAGGGGCTCCTGCTGGTACTGGCGCAGAAGGCTGTGTAGCTTGCTCCACATGGTCTTCACCAGCGTCTCGCAAATATTCTTTGCGACATAAGCGTTGAGCTGTTCCACCGCGCTCATCATGCGCTCAAGCGACCAGTCGCCGCCCTGGCCAAGTGCCTGTGCCCCGGAAGTCATATCCACGGCGCCGCCGCCCTTGTCGGACCTCATCTGGTCGAGATATTGAATCAGCGAGAAAGCCTGCGGCGGTATGTCATCACCCGGTATGGGGAACACACCGGCAGCAGTTCGGCAGCGGATATTCCCACCCATCTGCGAGGTTTGGGCATCATCCTCGTTGGCATCGCCAATGATCAGTCCCCTGGTCTGCCGCATTGCGCGCTTGGTTGTGTCCCTGACCGCCCGCACCATATCGGTCTTTGTATCCTGGATGTCGCGGAGGCGGTCGAACAGGCTAACGCCCTGCCAGTCGTAAGTGCCAAGATAACCGACGCCAGCGCAAAAAGGCTGTTGGTCCCACGGCTCATTTCTTAGGAGCTGATCAGTCCCGTTACTGCCGCCTGCCGTCAATACGCGCCGAAGCTCGGCAATGCCATCACCATCAAAGTCCACTTTGTAGTAGCTTTCACACACATCGATAAATTCGGTGCTTGGGTGGCCAGTCTCCAGTGATCTGCGCGGATCAGTCTTGTCGGTCAGCCGGCGACTAAAAGAGGATGTCTCTGATAAGCTCTCTACCATTTCCCTGTCAATGCCCAACTCGATCAACTCAGTCCGTGACACCGGGCGCAGGTGGGCAAGGAAGCGTGCCTTATCCAGGTCACAACTAGTCGCATCCGCCGATACCAACAGCTCCTCTGGGGGGATAGCGTCCAACCTGGGCTTGCTGCTCTTGCGGTAGCGCCTGGAGGTCAATACCGCCGTACCACTCTCCTCGTCCAGCTCCCCCTCAACAATGTCTATCTGCTCACCTTCGGCTGCCTGCATCACGTAGGGCAACATCTCGAAGGGCACGCCCTGCGAGGTGGCATACTCGACTTCCTTCCGCTCTTCCCACACAACCTTAATCGCGCCGCCACCGAAGAGCATGATGTCTTTGATAGCAGTTCCGAGCGCCATGTAGGCACCATTTTTTGCTGCCACATGGTTGACCGCTCTCGTTTCCAAAGACGCACGGTCCTCGTCTTCCTCATCGAATGGGGTGAACTCCACCGGGGAAGAGCCGGAAAACGCCGGAAGTATTTCGGCAGACACCGCATACACCGCATCCTGTACGTCGGTGCTGACGATGCTGGACATGCCCTGGTCCAGGTCTTCCTCGCAAGGGGGCGGTGGCAGCTCGCCGTTAAAGTATTTCAGCGCCAGCTCTCGCTCAGCCTTGGATTCGTTGTTGCACGCCAGCGCGAAGGTTACTTCCTCGTCAATGGCGGCTAGTAGATCGGCGTCTGTCGTTGATGCTGCGGGCTCCGAGGCGGGATGGCAAGACGCTGCCGCGTGATCCGCTGGTGATCCGCTGTGAGCGATTGATTGGTCCGGTAGACCGGGATAATCCAGCACGCTTGACGTCCTCTTCTGTGGTGGCGAAGGTCCGCATCCCATCCGCCGCATGCGAGCACCAGTCATGCACCGGGCTCGCCTTTAATGCGCCTAATTTATCATTGTAGTCGGCGCGGTACAAAGAAAGCGCTAACCGGCCTCTACTCACGCGCTGGCCCCTGGCGCTGTCATCGCTGTGGAAGTAGACCAGCGGGAGCAAGCTCCGAACGGCCTGGATACCATCCATCACTGCTCGACTGTCCTTGGGCCGGGGCTGTCGCTCGAACCGTATACCGTGCTGCTCTGCGATGGCTACGCGGTTGAGCCCTCCAGCCGCGCTCCAGTCCTGATTGGCAACGTCGTGGGGCGCCAGGTGCTTGTAGTACCTGTACAGCTTCCCCCTCAGCCACGCGGCATAAAAGTCGATCCCGACACCCGAGGACTCATAGTAATCGATAGCTGCCCAGGCATTTCCCCGGTACGGCATCATGATCCATATAGCTGTGGCGTCGCTAACCCCGATGTCCCATCCAGTCGTGACCGCTACAGACGGATCGTAATCTATCGCGAGGACGTGGCCGTCGCGTTCGCCCTGCTCCAGGATGTCGCCGTAGTAGGCGCCCCTAATGGCTGCTGTGAAAGAACAATCGAACTCCTGCGCGTAGGCAGATTCCGACATTTCGCGCCGTGCCGCTTCCAGCTCGTCAGTATTGATCAGCCCGGTATCGCTCGCCCGGAACATAAACCGCGCCCATCCTGGGGCGTGCGCTGCCTCTTCCCAAAGCTCGAAAAACGCGCCCTTGCCGGCAGGCGTGGCGATGAACATCGCCCAGCCCATACGGTCGGAAAGCATCGGTCTAACCACGTGGCTCCAGGTCTGCGGCGCCATCTGCGGTACTTCGTCCATGATCGCGCCGTCAAAATATCCACCACGAAGGGAATCGGGGTTATCTGCGCCATATAGCTGGATACGCGAGCCAGTGGGAAAGTCAACCCTCAGCTCGGACTCATTGATGATTAGGCCGGGGATGGCCCGAGTAAAGGCTTTCAGGTAATCCCAAGCAATATTCTTAGCCTGCACACGCAGTGGGGCAATATAGGCATACCGACAGTTCGGCTTAGAAGGGGCGGCGGCTGCGTGAATGAGTCGCTGAAGGGCGGCGACGGTCTTGCCAGCTCGGCGGTGGGCGACTACAACAACGAATCGCGCAACATCCGGAGCGAAGAGCGGCATAAAGATGGGCCGTACTTCAATCTCCAGGCGGATGTCGCTCATATCATTCGGCGTGCGGGACTACCTTGACCACAAGGGTATTCTCTTGCTTCACGTCTTGGCGGGACCTCTCCATGCGTCCGGCTCTGGTCTGTTCCCACCATTTGATCGCCGCCATCTCGCCGTCCCGCACAGCACGTTCATAGAGCGTATGGGAAACAGCCACCTCCGCCTTTGCAATACCCCGCGCGTAGGCGGCAGCAAATCGCGCGTTATTTTTCTTATTTCTTTCGAGCGACGCTAGCGTAATCCCCAGCACGGTAGCAATCTTATCGCGAGTCAATCCATAGCCGGCTAGCGTTTCTGCCTGGCGATACTGCTCGTCTGTCAGGATTATCTTGTTGTGTCCGCCGCTAGGCATTGCGACCGCCAGCCGTATCAGAAGGATGTAGATCCGCGCTGCTGTTGTGATCGCCGCGCCCTGGCTGTGGCTGCGCTGCGATTTCTACGCGCATGGGCCGCCCTTTGCCTTGCATTGTTAGCTCCCCGATATTGTCCAGAATTTGCCATTGGTCACCTTTTCTCGCACAGCGCTGTGCGTGTATACCGTTACCGCCGTTCACCGTGAAAAACTGGCTTTCCAGGTCCGTCAGCCATGTTTTGTACCAATCAAGCAACCCTGCGTCATTCTCGACCACAAAGTTCTCAATAGTGGATGTTGAGCGCAGGTTGGCAGACCCAGTTATAACATAGGATGCGCCACCATCCATCTCCATCAATGTCACTTTCCCGTGTGTGCGAACAACGGAAAACTGAAAGCGCCCGTTGTCCAGCTCGTCATAAACTGCTTGGACCAGACCATCATGGCCTCGATTGTGTGCATACCAGTAATCCGACAGCATCAAGTGCGTATCGCCCACATAGTCGCCGGCTTGAATGTTCTTTAGACTTTCTATATTCGCCATATTCAGGGAAAGCGACATAACCCACAGGCACGCAATTTTCTCATCAAGATGAACGGCTATAGCCTCGGCCAAGTCGCCATAGATAAATGTCCCTGGGACAACAACATGCGCACGCGC